ACAAGTCCTATGAATAAATAACGTGGCAAGTAGTAGTTCAAACAAACAACCGTTAATGGTTGATCGCCCAGCAACAAACTCAACACTATGTACAGTTTCGTCTGGACAATCATTCTTAACAAGTTTAATACCAACAGCGGTCGGTAATGCAACAAAAGTATTTGATGTCGACTCAGCATTAACAGATACTTCAGTTAGTGGTGCTTATATTGATGAAATTTGGTTTACATATTCAAAGAGATCTATACAAAAACTTGATGCGGTAACTCCTACTCAAGGTACTTATTCTGCTACAGGAACAGTCTGTACAGTAACTTTATCAGGTGGACATAATTTAGAAATAGGACAAAAAGTATTTTTAGATTTTCTTACATATAACACAGGAACTGTTCCAACAGATGGTACTTTTACAGTTATCGAATCTGCTAATTTTACTTCTACAACTTTTGATGTGACTGTTCCATCTCAGTCAGCAGCAAACGGAAATGTTAATGTAACTTTACCTATAGATTTCTGTTTTTATCTTGTTAGCACAGGTACAATCACAAACATAAATCAATTCTTTCCTTTATTTACTCAGAGTATTCCTCAAGTATCAGAGAATCAAATATTAAGTACAACATTAACTGAAAAATTACCACTAATAAATCACCCAACAGTTCAATCAGGAGCTTTAAATTTTGCTGGATCTAATAATGAAATCGCTCCAAAACAGAGAGGATTGATGTTAAGAAGAGGTCAAGCTTTATATGTAGCAGCAAGTGGAGCTACAGCTTTAACAAATGGTTTCTACTGTAATATTCAGGGCGGTTTCTATTAAAGATTATGTCATTCGGATTTAAAAAATTCGAAGATAAATCAAATTTCGAATTAAAAAATAATTTTAAAAATTTTGATAATATTCCAAAAAAACCTAGCATTTATCCACGAGGTTCTGACGGGTATGCATTAGAAAGCGAAGTAAAGTTTTACAATCAAGATTCTTTGTGGACTAGATGGAGAAGAGGATATGAATTATATACTTTTACACAACAAATATTAGGTTCTACTGCTAAAGAAAGAGATAGAAGAGGAGACTATAGATTATTTTTTACATTTCAACAGTTTCCTGGAGTTTTTATACCTGCAAGAATATTTACTTTTCCATCCACAAATCAAGAATTAGGTGAACATATTTGTGGAATGAGAGATACAGATGGATTTAGTTTTTATGATTTTGGATTACCAATATTAGATGTCAGATATTTAGCACCTTCAGTAAATGCCACATACTCTCAAAATGGTACAACTTTAATAGTGACAAAAAATGATCATGGGTTATTTCCTGGTGACGATGTTTATTTAGATATATCTACAGGCAGTGCATCAGATGAAACTTTAACAATTGTAAGTAAAACACAGAATACTTTTACCTTAACTGCTTCAAATTCTGCCACTACTTCAGGAGATGTTGTTTATCATAATTCAACTGCCTTTAATGATACTCGTTGGAGATTTATCAGAGTAAAACTAAACTCATTACCTACAGAAGTTGCTTTTTTAGCAGGTGAAAGGATGGCAGATCGGATTGTCGAAAGAGACTCAGGTCTATCGTCGACATATTCAAGATCAGGTTCGGAAGTAACTGTTACTTGCAATTCTGCTCATGGTTTATCCACAGATAATAAAGTTTTTGTTGAGGTAAGCACAGGAGCTGTTTTATCGGGAAGATATACGGTTGAAGTTACCAGTTCTACAGAATTAAAATTTACAACTATACCTACTGGAACGACTTCAGGTAATTTAAAACTATTTAGATTGATAAGAGGATTTAGATACGATGATTATGTTGGATATACAGTAACAGGATCTGATGCAACTACAAATGAAATTATTTTTCAAAAAGCAGATAGTTATGGAGCAAAAACTGTAGACACAATTGCTAAAACAACTGTACCAGCTCATAGAGGTTTTGCAGTAGGAAGATTTTTGACTACAGAATTAAGATGGAATTGTTCTTGTCAAGACTTTTCAAGAAGAGATAGTTACGATTTATTTAGTCAAAAAAATCATGAAAAGTTCCCTGTAACTGCAATTCGAGATACAAAACCTGGAAATATTATTCAAAATGATGGATCTTTAGATGAAAGAAGAGATGAACCTGGCGTATTTAGAGATTTAGGTTATGTCACAATAAATAATTTTTATGAGTTACCTGAATATGAGGATGAAAAACAAGATTCTTTTCAAAATTTACAATATTATCAATTACGTTGGTGCAAGCATATTTACGCTGCAATGTGGTCAATACTACATGATGAGGGTAATGAACCACTTAAGTTAGCTGCAAAATATAATCAAAGTGGTGTAAATATTACTGTAGATTTTGAGAATCATAATTTAAATAAAAACGATAAAATTCAATTAAATTTTACAAGTGGAAATGCAATATCAGGTGAATATACAATTACTGATGTTCCTAATCCAAATAGTTTTACTGTTGTTTATCCATTTACACAAACTACTGGTGGATATGTAACCGTTGAAAATTTAAAGAAACATGAATATGTAGGAGCGTGGTTATTAGAACCTAGTGATAAACCGATTGGAAAAGGTTTAGAAAGTTGGGAAAAAAGATGGGCAAAAGAAAAAAGAAAAATGCAAGAAGCTGTTGAAGTTTTTGCTTTATATAATCGTTCAACAAAATGGGAAGGTAATAAAAATATTACTGGTGACTTTAATTTACCTCAAGATGTTGCTAATTTTGACCCCTCTGTAATTGCTATGACTTTAACTGATAGTTTAAAAAGAGATGAGACTGGCGGTTTAAATAGATCAGGTAAAGCTTTTAATACAACAAATAGAATGATTGCGATGGTTAATAAATTATTTAACAAAGCCCCTACAGTTTTAGATGATATTAAATTTGGTATTATAAATAAACCATTATCGGAATTTACAAATGTTTTTGAGGCAGGCTTATTAAAAGCTGGAGAATATATAAATGGTGAGTTGTTAGATCCTCCAATAAATACAAGTAATATGGATGCTGGAACATTTAATCCAGAGACTGCTCAAGATACAGTAGTAGATGCAGGACTATATATAAATGTCTAATTATGGCAGTACAGATTCAAACTCGTAGATCAAGCACAGCAAATGACAGACCTTTCCCAATAAGATTAGGAGCTGGTGAATTAGCATTAAATAACAATAGCGTAAGTCCAGGTTTATTTTTTGCAGACAATACTGCTTCTCCAAGTACGGGTTTAATTAAAGTAGGTCCTGTTCATATTGGAGCTACTGCTCCTAATACTTCTCCTGCTGGATTTACATCTTCTAGTAAAGGAGAGACTTGGTTAGACACAGCCAGTACTCATATATTTAAAGTTCATGATGGATCTGCATTTCAAATTGTAAAAGCAGTTGCGTCTGTTTCTGCTGGATTACCTGCTAATCCTGTTAATGGACAATTAGTTTGGGATACAAATGGTGGTGGAGCTTTAAAAATATACTTGTCTTCAACTAACAATTGGCAAGCTGTCTAATTACTTATTTAGTAAGTGATCTAAAATTCTATCTAATTTACTATGAACTGCTTGCATTTCTCTTAAAAAATCTTCTTTTAATACATAATCATGTAAAACTTCATTTTTTAATTTTTCTAAATTTTTCTCAACATTTTCAAATCTTCTATCT